AAGACCAAAAAGAACACCCGAAACTATAGAATGGGCAGACGTGATAGTAATACCATCTGATTCTGAATTTAGATATCATGGTGAATTACAGATGAACCCTAAAGACCTTGCAAAGTCACAATCACATATTGATACAATCAAACCATTCTTTGAAGGTAAAAGAGTTGTTATGTTTAGGTCAGACCGTGCTGACACGGAAGAGTTATATCGTAACGAAACATTCAAAGGTGTAAATTTAAAATCATTCACCACAATAGATGAGATTGATTTCAGTGGAAACATACATGGAATGAAATATCATTTTATACAAACACTTAAAAATCCTCTCGCAGAAATGATTGGAACTGAAAAGACAATTGATTTTGGTTATTGGGGTAGAATGAAACACGGACATGACAGAGAGAAAACGATTAGACAAATCTATCGAAGTGACCTCTCATGTCAACTAATAGGTGGAATGCCATCAGGTGTAGAGAGAAAATCTAAATGGATTAAGGACTGGAAAGAACTATATCCACTATTAGAAGTTACACGTTGCACACTATGTTTCAACTGGTTAGATGAAACTGCAACTACTTCTAGATATCCTGAGGCATTATCTGTAGGTATTATTCCATTTGTTTGGAGAAACTACGATTGTAATAACACTTATAATATTGATGAATGGCAAAGAGTCCATACATTCGAAGAGTTTTTAGAGAAGTCGTTGCAGTTGAGAGACGACTCTTTTAGAGAAGAGAAACTTGAAGAGTTTAGAAATAACTATAAAAAGGTTCTTTTATCAGAGGATGAATACTATAATTTATTCTCAAACTACTTGACAATGGGTATCAATTAAATGTATACTTATAGAGTAATAACTTAAAGGAGACACAATGAAATTACCAAAAACGATAGTCGAAACAGTCATAGTGCCAGAACCAAAGGACTATGAAGGTTTCTTATACAAATTCACAAATTTAGATAACAACAAAATATACATCGGTGTTCACAAAGGTGAATGGGGCGATGGTTATTGGACATCTACAACTGATAAAGAATTTTTAGAACTATTGAGAATTGATGGTCAATTCAGATATGAGATATTAGAGTTTGGTAATTACGATACTATGACATCAAGGGAATATGATATGTTATCAAGTGTCAATGCTAAAAACAATCCATTATATTACAACAAATCAAACGGTTCTCCAAAATATAAAACAGTAAGAAGAGAATTAGTCAATGAAATCTATCAAAGAATTATGGATGGTGAGTTTGATATTGGTAAAGAATTGGTAGATGATTTAGTTGAAATTGAAAGACTCCAAGTTAGACTAGAAGACATATCAGGTCACCAAACTACTATTGCTCAAAAGGTTGACGATAATTTAGGAAACACTGATAACTTCTTTACTACAGTTTTAGAAGACTATAAAAAAGGTGAGAGTGCTGTATTCACAAGATTGAGAATTGATGGTAACCACTCTGTTTATGGTATCAAGAAATCAAAACATGGTGTTGATATTAATGTAAGGTCAATTCCAAAATCAGTTTGGGGTCAGTTGAACACAGCAGAAATTAGACATCTTGCGAACTTATTAAATAAAAGAAAAGAAATGCCTGTTGAAGAATTGAATGAAAAAGATTCAATCAAACAGTTAGTCGACACTTACTTAGATTTAGGAACTCCTGCTACTGATAAATCAAACAAAGAAATATTGATGGACTTAGGTTGGACTTCTAAGAAAGCTACTGCAATACAAAAGAAAGCACAAGTTAAAATTGAAGAAGAACTTGCACTTGCAAGTGGTAAGTTAAAAATTGATTGGACTGCTGCACCATATGATTCTAGATTAGAATCAATACTTGATGATGCTAAAGATAGTGAAAGTATGGTGTTATGTGAGTCATCAGGATATTTCAGAACTGATAGAATATTATGGCACGTTTACAACCACATTGAATATAAAAAATCAGTAGGTGAAAGTCCAAAGACAGTATTGAAAATTTTCATGAGACACCCTGATGATACATATTACAAAAAATGGATGACCAAAGACCAGTCATTAAACTATAAAATGTTATCAACATTCTTAGAAGGGTTGGGTGTCACATTATATTTCAAAGACTTGCCAATGTATGAGGAGAACACTATCGTTGCATAGAATATACATTCCGACTTTTAGAAGGGTAGACCAACAGATAACATTTGAAGGTCTACCCGACAAGTATAAGGAGAAAACAATTCTTGTAGTTCAAGAACAGGAACGACACTTACATAAACATGATGTCGAATACTTAGTTGTTGGAAATGATATTGGGATTGCAAAAACTAGATACGAAATTATAAAACATGCTGGAAAGAAAAGATTTTCCATGTATGATGATGATTGTATTTTTAAACGTAGGAATGGAAAATACTTTGGTCTTCCATCTGATATGGAAGGTTCAAAAAGAACCATGACTGCAGAAGACTTTGATGATATGTATGAGTGGTTCAATGATTGGATGGACAATGATAATGTGATACAGGCATCAAACAGGTCAGCAACCTTACCACCTGAAGGTGTGTTATATAAAGAATTGACAGACTGTTATGGTGTTAACATGTTAGATGGTGAGAAGATACAAACCTTCTTTGATGAAGTGGACTGGACATACGTAAAGGTTGGAGAAGACTCTCTGTATACATTAGAGTTCCTTACAAGAGGTTTTAAGAACAGAAGAACAGATTTATATGCATGTGAACCAAAATACTGGCAAGAAGGTGGTTGTTCCACATTTCGTGATGCAGAATTCCACAATAAAGAACATGAAAAATTACTAAAGAAGTTTCCTGAGTTTGTATATCTCAAAGGATATGCAGAACGGGAAGGTATTGGAAGAATTAAAGAATATAAGTATAGATGGAAAGATGCTTATAAATCTTCTCACACTAGAACACTGGACGAATTTTATGACTGAGTTATTTAATAGAGGTGCATATCGCATCGTAGAGAATTCAAAACTAGATATGGCAGGTATAGAATTACTTGAAGAACCATATACAGGATTAGTATTCACTTACGGAAAGGTAGAGTTTGTTGATGGAAAACCTGAGTTAAATTTCCAAAGAAATATCGTTAGACCAACAGAAGGTGGAGACATTGATGAACTAAATAAAGATGAAGAACTTAATCAAATCATGGGTGATATTCTTGTTGAACTTATTACCCAACAAATCGAAAAGGAAAATAAAGATAATGAACAGAGAAGTATTGAAGGAACAGATTAAGAGACACGAAGGCGAAGTCTTAGAAATCTACAAAGATTCACTAGGTTATTTAACTTTTGGTGTTGGACACCTAGTTAAAGAAGATGACCCTGAGTATGGTCAACCTGAAGGAACCCCAGTTTCACAAGAGAGAGTCGATGAAGTTTATGATATCGACTTTGACAAACACGTAGAAGAATGTATTCATGTATATGAATCAAAAGGTGGAGAAGATTTTTACAGTCTGCCTGAAGACATTCAACACGTATTAATTAACATGACTTTTAATCTAGGTGGAACTAGATTCGGAAAGTTTAATAACATGTGGAAAGGTGTTATTGAAAATGATTGGGAAAAGGTTGCAGTCGAAATGGAAGATTCACGCTGGTTCAAACAAGTAGGTAGAAGGTCAGTAGAATTACAAGAGATTGTCAGAAGTGTCTAAACCAATCAGATGTGTTAAATTAATCGGTGGTGAAGTCGTCATGGGTTTCTTTTCAGAAAATAAACTCGGGACAGAAATCATCATCGAAGAAGCACGTGAATGTATTGTAGACATTATAGAAGGTAGGATGGAAGTTCAACTTGCACCGTGGTTACCTTTCGCAAAAGACCACGTATTTAAGATTAGAAAGAGTTCTGTAATTACAGTCTTTGAAGCAAGACCAAACTTAGAGACTAATTACAAAGTATCAACAGGGAATAGAAAATGAGTAGAGAAAGTTTATTAAAAGCATTACAAAGTCAATATCAAGGTGAAATGGATATCGCAATGGCGAATATCAACGTATATCAAAACAATCCTGCTGGTATCGGTGAACATCCCGACATTGCACAAGCACTTGACACTCAAGTTGAGAAGTATGCAAACGCAAAAGAAAAGTTTGAAGCAGTTCAAGATTTATTAAACAATAGACCACAAAAGACCTTGACAGAATAGACCTACTGTAGTATTATTACAGTATGGATTTTTACACAAACGTCACTCGCACCCGAGACAAAATCCTTGTCCGTGGTTATCAGAATGGGAAACAGAAGAAACTTGCTGTCTCCTACCGACCCAACTTATACATCCCATCAAAGAAAGGAGACACTCCTTATCGTTCACTAGATGGAAGACCACTCGAGATTGTCAATCTCAATTCTATGGGTGGTGCAAAGAAATTCAAAGAGAGATATACAGGTGTAGAAGGATTTGAAATCCATGGATATGACAGATGGGTTTACACTTACATCGCAGATAAATTCCCAGGCGACATTGAGTTCGACCACACTTTACCAAAAGTTGCAACACTTGATATTGAGTGTGAGTGTGAAGATGGATTCCCTGAACCTATGCTTGCAGGCGAAAAAGTCAATGCAATCTGTATCAAACCTTACGGTAAAGATGCACATGTATTTGGTATTGGTGCATGGGAACATGGTAAAACTGATATTGTATATCACAACTGTAAAGATGAGGCAACACTACTTACACAATTTGTAAACTATTGGAGAAAGGAAAACTTTGATATTATTACTGGTTGGAATGTAAACAGTTTTGATATCACATATCTTTGTAATCGTATCGACAGATTGTTTGGTGAGGGTGAACATAAGAAACTTTCACCGTGGAATATGTCAGATGTCAGAGAGTTCACAGCATACGGTTATCAAAAACAAATGATTTACACTCTACATGGTGTAAATGTTCTTGACTATCTTGACTTGTATCGTAAACACACATTCGTCAATCAAGAATCCTATAAACTAGAACACATTGCACAAGTAGAACTAGGAACAGGTAAATTAGATTATTCTGAATATGGTTCATTGCATATGCTTTACAAACAGGACTATGCAAAGTTCTTGGAATATAATGTCAAAGACGTATTACTTGTAGAACAACTCGAAGAGAAACTCGGGTTCATCGAACTAACACAAACCATGGCATATAATGCCAAGTGTAATTATTCTGATGTGTTTGGAATGGTGAAGTATTGGGAAACTATTATCTACAACTTCTTGAAAGACCAAGGTATCCAAACACCACCACCAAGATTAAGAACTGGTAATGACAAAATGAAACCT